GCCTAATCAGCATGGTGTCTCAACCGGGGTGTTTTTTACGTCTTCTCCTAACATACACTCTAAGGTGGTAAGTCAACTCCGTAGTCAATGTGCATGATCCGATCTAGAAGAGGGAGGTAGATTTGGTCTCCAAGGGTTAGGTTGCGAATGAGAGAGCACAACTCAGCAATCTCTGAAGGTGCACAATCATACCTAACACACCATTCTGAATCACATATACAGAAGCTTGAAAAGCTTCGTGACGTGTTCATGTCGGCATGCTTGTAGATTGGGTTCGCAACCCCTCGTTTATGGTTAAACCTGTCTCGCATAGCGTCAAGGACACTACTGTGCGGTTCACACACGTATCCAGCTACAACTGCGGAGAAAAACCACTCCATCTTCTCTGTATCAGACAGCAGCACAAATTCCGCTCTGTCAACACCTAAGTGATGCGCCTCCAGTGGGCCGTAAACCACTCCGAAGGACTTTAATAAGGCTCCCCAAACCAGTGGACAGACTAAGCCATGGTCCGCTTTCATGAAACTACGTTTCAAGAAGGTCATACGCGGTAAGCTTGTATGCACGACTGTTTGCACCCGTTGGCCAAAGGCCTCAGCTGCGGCAGCCATGCACGCGTCAAATCCACCCATCCCCTCTGGGTGCTGGCACACCAAACGTGCACCTAACATGGTGCAGTTTGTGTTCCCAATGTTGTTAGCTCCTGTTGTGTCAGGAAGACCAGAGCCCATAAAGAGCGCAGTAGGGGTCAACTTTATATAGTGATCCCTGCAAACTGCATTCTTTTGGGCTGGGTGCTTAATGATCATCGGTTCGACCATAGCCCGTATGGCCATGTCTGCAATCTCTAATGACCGCTGAGCTTTGATCTTGTGAACGCAGGCAAATAGGGTGGTGACACCTGTGTCATTAGACTCTATGTCACTCTCCCCCATGCTCAAACGTCCATCCTTGACGAAAAACAGTGCGCTGTCGTCACTGAAAACAAGGCAGATGCTCCTCATCTTACCATCCCTCGGGGCGCGCATGCAGAATAACTCAACATAATTGGCACAGTACGAAACGTTCACTATGGAAACGTTCATCAAGTTAATGACCACCGTGTCAGTGCTGGCGTCAGGATCTAAGTCGCGAGCTGAAAAAGCCCGGCATACTTGATACTTCAACCACATTGAATCAAAACCACTCGCCACCACCAAGGAATTATAGTTGACGAACAACCGGCCGTCCTTGCCAAATTTGCAGTCCTCATCCTTGAAGCCCGCTTCTGGACAGGACACCAGTGCTGCCTGTGCATGCCTAAGACGGCGCGCGGGTGTGTCGAATAATGCACTCCACATAAGTTCTCTAAGCGTTTTCAACGGTGACGCTAGAGACGCGTAAATGCGGGATATCTCACGAGTTGTACTCATGACAGATTGTTCACACAGATGGCCGATGTTGCTAGCATTGTTCACAATCGTGCGGGGGTTAACAAGCTCACCGGGGGGAAAAATCCCACCCATGAACTCCTCCACAAAATTCAAATCTTGCCTAGCTCTCGACCCCTGCGTAAACAACTGATCCCACACATCCAGTAACCCTCGAGCTAAACTGCCAAGAGCTTCCTGGAAGCGCCTCCACCAGGACTTATTAACCGTGTCCATGTACCCATTGAGTTGCTTGCGCGCTTTACGCATAATGTCCTCTCGGTCATCATGAGCAACTCCGACATGGGCCAAATTCCCCTGAGAATCCTCTGAATCTGCGTAGCTCTCATTTTCCAACAAGCCCTCCATCCCTGGTTCTGGAAGGTCTCCCTCAAAGATATCATCCGCTGGTCCTCCAGTACCTTGTAACAGGTTGAAGAACGTGGCGGATGCTAATGGTGACTCAAAATCATAATCGACTCCGTTGCGACGGAACCCACTTAGATCTGGCTTCATATTAGTGATCTCTTTGAAGGAAGGCAGCATTTGGTCTTGACAAACCCATGCTTGGTTGGTTATGAGGAAACGCTCATAATCCTGACGGTCCTCTGGTGATTCATCGGCTAAGCCTGATGATCTACTCTTGAGTATTCTTGACAGTGCGAAAGAAACATTCTCCGCTGAATACTCGGGGTAGACAAACTCGTTGAAAGGCCTAATCCGAAAAAAGACTGTTTTTCGGCGCTCTGCACCAACACCATCCACTTTAAACCTTGGCATCCCATTGACCCAATGGAACCCTTTCCCTGACACCTTGAACCAATCACGTCGCACCTCATAACTCTTGCCTCTTGTCTTAACCCCCTTCCATAACATGAAGCTACCTGACGGCTTGACCCCACGAAATGGGTTATCGGGGTTGTAAAGAGGAGTAACAGCGGTTGTGGTAAGCTTACGTGCTTGTACCTCAGAGCTGTAAATGAGTGTGTGATGGAGTATGGCTCGGATCTGCGTGAACAACATATTGTTGCCATCAAGCAAATCGAAGTACCCGGAATTGGAGAGCCTATGCTGGATGGCGGTATGGCGGCTTTCGCCGCGCTTGCCCCCAACCCAGTGCTTGACCTCCGCAGCGTGCAAATCCCTCACAACCCAATAATGGGCATTCGGGAACTCACGTGACACTGCTTGCAGGTGTAAGTGGAAAAAAGGATTCTTTATCGTACACGACTGTTGGTCGTCTTCGAACTTAAGACATCCTGTGTGGTGCTTATGAGCTCCTACTATAGTCATCTCCCGGAACACAAACTGGATCTCATCACCATCTTCCGTGATGATGGGCGCTAACGGCTCATAACCCAGAGTGCAGACCTTATTGTTGTACACATAGTAGTAAGTGCCCTCAATCTCTTGAGCATAACATATGAAGTTATGATCGTCGGTATTGGTATAAGAACCATTATTACCGTTGAGGGGTAGTGTGAGAGCTAATTTCCTTATAACTCTCAGTGAGACTTGGTAGCGACCTCCTAGGCATGGAACCTCTATGACATCGTCTTCGAGAGCCACTGTGGTATACCACAGGGTGACCAACACAAATGAGTCTACAAAGTAGTCATCATGCGATGGAACGACCGGTTCAGGGTCGCCTCGATCTGAGTAAAGGTCCACATCAAATCCAAAGAAATCGGAAACAACACAGTACAACTCAAACGCTGTCAACAAATCCACTGCTTCAAACTCTAATGAGCCTGATACGCCGAGAATCCTGTAGGCAACGTCGTCTGAACCGGTCACTTCCCCGTTAGCACCATTTAACTGGGACCGACGGACATCTAAATCTCTACCTAGCACTCCACCAGCAGCAGATGACTCTGCTGCTCTCCGTGCGGCTCTCTTCGCGTTGTTGGACTCCTTATAGGCCACAACCTTCCGGGACCTTGCCGAGTTTGGGTCAGGCGCTTTTGATGTCATCCTGGCCTTATTGGCATTCCTAGAACGGCGTATAGCCTGTCTTAGCTCACGGTCGTCGACCCGACCGGCCACGTAGTCCTTATAAGCAACTCCATTCACTGAGAATATGTAGTTGCTTTTCCCCTTGCGAAGATCCCACTCTATATAAGGTTTTGGTAAACCTTTTACGGCAAAATCTTTTACCACGCCTAAATAATTTACTGACTCATTGGTGCCATGTAAATATTGGTCCACTACGACAGGATCCATGCTTAACTTCAGTTTCCCATTCCTTGCATTCTTGGCCACATGACTCCCAGCTAGCTTAAAAGCCTGCTCGGAGAAACCTGGTCTGCCCTGCTTATGGAAGTGATTCAGGAGTCCAGCGTACGGAGACAAACTAACGTTCCTCTCAAAGTACCCTGCACCGTCTGTTACTGCTCCCATGGATAGGGCCATTGACTCACCTACGTCCCGCTCAAAGTCTGTGAAGGCTCTGGGCTCATCCTGACCGAAGTCGATGACGTATTCTTGCTCGGTGATCTGATTGTCAAAGGCTGAAGCTTGATGTCTTCTGTTTTTGTGGTGGCGCGGCATGATACTAAAGTGTTAAAAATGTTAAAACCGGGGTCGAATGGCTTTAGCCGCAGCTCGCATTGCGGCGCCTATCTCAACCAAAAGCTCTCTCAAACGTAAGGGGTGCGCGTTATGGAGAACTTATTGCTAGTATTGTAAATTGTCACCACCGCGGGAGGAGCAGCAGTATAGGTATTCACAAAGGACCCACCGACAAAAAAGGTTCCCGGGGCTGTTGAGGAAACACTGAATGTCACGTTAGACCCACCAACTAAAAAGGTGATGGGGCTGCACTCGGATGAAGACACGAGTCTGAAGGCCTCCAAATCCACAGAAGTTACCGATGCAAAACAACGATAAATACGGTGGAATGGACTAGCAACGGTGCTACTGGATGACGCTAGCAAAGCCATGTCACCACAGTATTGGAACCTTTGCGATGTTGTTGTGGCGTAATAACCGGAGGTGGACGATATGCCGTTGCTGTCAATCAGCAGGACGGAGTCCCCACTCTGATACTGAAACTGCACAGGGCTAGCTAAAAACGAATAGTTGGTATAAACCGCGTTGATCGAAATAGACTGCTCATTCAGGTTCAGCTCCATGTCATTACTACTCACTGTTATCTTGTCCGACGCGATGAGGTTAAAAACATTGCTGTCTGTACTGTACATCTGGATACTGTCTGGTCGGACTAAGCATGTGCTTGGGGCCTCTACCGCTTCTAAAGAATTATAATCCATGGTTATTCTTGTCGACGGGGTAGAGACTTGCACATGGTCTCCCGTTATGTCAGTGACTGTAGTCTCCCCCGGGAGATATACACCCCCAGTTGCAGTGACGCGACCACTTGCAGTTAGGGTTGTTGTCGTTATCCCACCTGGGAAATAACCGACGGGGGAAACATTGCCAAGGCCTCAGAAAGGTATTCCTGTTGCACTTACGAAGGCCACGATCTGACAATTGGAAAAACCACATGTCCCACTTGTTCGCAGGGATATGGTCGGAGGAGAGCCTGGTGTGGCTGTTGTTGACACTAAATAAGAGCTGACATAAGACATAGTCGTCGACGTGAGACTAGTGCCAGCCAAGACGGAGGAGTCAAAACGTTGCACAGCTGAAGCTGCGCCACCTGACCCGAAGATCTTGTTCTCAATTAGGGCAGCATTGGCTGTGGCTGTTATAGCCACGGGAGTTTGTGCAGTGCCAAACCACACCAAGCTGGTAAATATGTAATCGCCCGGCTGCACGCCTTGGAATGTGATGACAGAATCTGTTGCAGTACTCGTGATGCTCAGGTTTACCAACTTCCCATAAGCGAACGTCGTAGTGCTAGTGCCTAAAGGCTTTGTAGCACTTATGTCCGCTACCGAGGTAGCATGAAAGCTACCTGGCAGGTAAGAGGATATCCTGGGCCTCGACAATTCCACATCATACGTCACCCACAACTCACCCAAGTTAGCTCCTGAAGCTGAACTGGGGGAGGCGACTGCTATATACATATTACCAAAATCGAATGGGGCTAAGGCAGCCCCTTGGGAAGAAGAAAAACCGCTGAGGGCTGCTGACCTGACGAGCAACCCTTTGGTGCGGAAATCAGCGCACTCCACGCCATAAACACTGCTTTGGTCAATGCGAGAAGAGATAGCATTCTCGCTATTCTCCATCTCAAACTTTGACGCATAAGGGGGTCTTGCAGGGTTTGACTCATGACATAGAATGACTGATCCCAAAGCTCCACCAGTCGTTTGGGAATAAGGAGAGCAAGTTGACACAAACTCATAAGTAAGTCCGTGAAACATATACTGCTCATAGTTCCCGGCGATTTGGGAGAGATAAGGGAACGCAATCGTTTGACCTGGTTGTATAGGGTAAGAGGTAACTGTGAAAGGATTCTGAACAGCTGAGCCCGTAAACGTGCCAGCCAGGACATCCCCCACGTACTCTCTGAAGCGTAGACGTACAGTACCATTTCCAAAAGTTGGTGTGACAAAGTCCTTAGACTTAGGAAAAATGGAGTTATACACCGGTGTGGGTGACACAACATAGTCACCAGACCCAACCATCCGCGCAAGCCGCGACACTAGAGCATGAGATGCTTGTCCACCTAAAGATGGAGAGCCCGTAGCGCTGGTAACCGCTGCCTTGATAGCTTGTTTGGCTAGATTCTGCACGGTTTTATTCCGTGCCACTGTTTGCATTCCTTTGACGATCTTGTTCTTAACATTGGTTTTCTTCTTATTGCTCGGCATTTTTGTATAACTTGGTAAATGTTAAAACCAGGGGGGGGGGGGGTTTTGCACGGCGCCACTAAGCCCGATGCACCTTCTTAGGGTTGTCGCATAACCCTTAACGTCTCGTGGCCTGTGTTAGACACGCTCGATCCGGT